AGTAGTGACTTAATAGCTGGAGAGAAAGCCCTGGCAATTATCCCCAACTACATTGATGAGCAGAACGCTATTGCTAAGAAGAAGAAGTATAAGCCTGAGTTGCACTTCATAATGGGAAACCACGAGAAGCGACTAGATACTATGGTAAGTAAGAATCCACACCTGGCTGGCTTAGTAAACTTACGCAAGATGGTAACTGACCAGGGCTGGAACTTCAATGAGTTCTTGTACCCTTTCTGGATAGATAATATTGCATTCAATCACTTCATGCCTAATCCTATGTCAGGTAAGCCTATTGGTGGTGGCATTGAGAATAAGCTTAATAAGCATCCCCATAGTTTCGTACATGGACATATGCAACAATATCAATTCGGGCGTAGACAAAGCTTAGATGGCCGGCCTCACTTTGGGGTATGTGCTGGTAGCTTCTATATGCATGACGAGGACTATCGCGGCTCTTGTAATACAGAGATTCGTGGTATGGTTCATATGAAACAGTTCACTAATCGGTATGACTTTAGCGACTATGACATCGACTTTGTATCCCTGGAGAGACTACTTGCTATCAAATGGTAAGTCAATCTTAGTATTAATAGCAGCAGAGCTAACCCTTCTGTTGCTTTCACTCTACATTTTATAGGAGAACCTGTGCACAACTTTAAATTATTTATCCTTATCTCTATTTCCACCACATTATTGTTGGTGCTGACATGAGTAAATTCCAAGGGCTAATAACCCAATGGCACCACGACCGTAACCTAATTGAAGGATCATCTGACCTGGCTCAGGCAACTAAGCTAGTTGAAGAGTTTGAAGAGTTCATGGTCGAGTTAAAGGCTGGTAATGTGGAAGCTATGAAGGACGAGATGGGAGACATCTTAACCGTACTAATTAACCACGCTGAGCGTAACGGCTTTGGCTTAGAAGATGCATTAGAGACTGCGTGGCACAAGATCAAGCACCGTAATGGCCTAATGATTGATGGAGTATTTGTCAAAGAAACTGACGTACACTACGTACCCAGTATTGACACTTACGTAAACTTAAAAGTATATGAAGGAGTAATGGAGTGATGGAAGTATTAGTACTTTGTGCACAAGTGGTGCTCGCACTATTCCTGTTTGCTGCTCTAGCAGTAGCACTTGAATATGTTTTTGGTGTGCTTTTTGACTCTTTTTATTAACAGGAGAAGGTAATGGGCTTTGTAATAGTAACAGGAATAGCCATCCTAATAATGATAATGGTATGTGATACATTCGATGCTAATCCACGAACTAACACTTTTGATCACGATAAGTATGACCTAGGTTTCTCAACCTACGGCTGCTGATGTACTGGCCTGAACTAACTTTCGGGCCAATCAATTTATATAATCATCCATACGGAGGTGTAACGGACATGCTCTGGACTGAAGAGACAAGTGGCCCAGTTGATTTCTATACTGGATATAAAGGAGAAGTAATGACAAACAAACAATCACCGGTAGAAATCCTATCAGACATAACAGTATACAATAAATATTCCAAGCATCTCCCTGGTGAAAGCCGTAGGGAGAACTGGTTTGAATTAGTTAGTCGTAATGAGAACATGCACTTGAGGAAGTATCCTGAACATGCTCAAGAGATCCAGGAAGTATTTGGTGACGTATACCTGAAGAAGGTATTGCCAAGTATGCGCTCACTACAATTCGGAGGTCGGCCTATCGAAGTAGCCAACAACCGTATATTCAACTGTGCTTTCATGCCTATTGATGACACTGATGCATTCAGTGAGATGATGTTCTTATTGCTCGGTGGTACTGGTATGGGCTATTCAGTTCAAACTCACCACGTTGCTAGGCTGCCTAAAGTAGTTGGGCCAGACTCAGAATCAAGACGGTTCTTAGTTGGTGACAGTATCGAAGGCTGGGCTGATGCCGTTAAGGTAGTAGTCGAATCATACTTTCTAGGTAAGCATAAGGTCAAGCTAGACTTCTCAGATATTCGTGAGAAGGGTGCAGCACTAATCACAACAGGTGGCAAGGCTCCAGGCCCAGCTCCACTGAAACGTTGCATCAAAGCTTTATCTAAACTACTTGACAAAGTAGCTAAAGACAAACGTAAACTTAAAACTATTGAAGCTCATGATATGTGCTGCATTATAGCTGACGCTGTACTTGCTGGTGGTATCCGTAGAGCTGCTCTTATCTCACTATTCAGTTATGGTGACATGGACATGATGCTAGCTAAGTCTGGTACTTGGTGGGTTGATACTCCTTACAGAGCTAGATCTAATAATTCAGTAATACTCGATCGACAATTAATCACTCGTGATATGTTCGATGATCTAATGCAGATTGTCAGAGATTCAGGAGCTGGTGAACCTGGCGTATATTGGTCTAGTGATCTGGAAATGGGGACTAACCCTTGCTGTGAGATTGCCTTACGTCCATTTCAGATGTGTAACTTAACTGAGCAGAATGTTTCAGATGTTACCAATCAAACTGAACTGAATGACAGAGCTTTCTCGGCTGCTGCAATCGGTACGCTACAAGCGAGCTATACTGACTTCCACTACTTAAGACCAATATGGAAGGAAACTACTGAACGTGAGGCGTTAATAGGAGTAGGTATGACTGGTATAGGGTCAGGTGCAGTTCTTGACTTAGACCTAGACCACGCTGCTAGGATCGTTAAGGTGACTAATGAGTGTTGGGCAGATATGCTCGGGATTAACAGTGCTGCCAGATGCACTACTATTAAACCATCGGGCACTAGCTCTTTAGTTGTAGGTAGTTCAAGTGGCATACATGCTTGGCATGCTCCATACTATATCCGTAGACAACGCTTAGGCAAGAATGAGGCTCTTTATGGCTATCTAGCTAGTGTTGCTCCAGAGCTATTAGAAGATGAAATAATGGATGTCATGAAGCTGACTAATGAAACTGACAAGAAACTTAGAATCTGCCGTATTGGTGGTAAGGCTTGGTGGTTCACTAAACGGCTACGTAGTGAGTATAACCTCACTATTGCTGAAGGCTTACGTCACGTAAATGCTGTAGCTAGCTTTCCTCAGAAGGCTCCAGAAGGCTCAATAATGAGAACAGAGTCAGCACTTGACCTGCTTAACCGGGTTGGTAAGTTCAACAAAGAATGGGTACGCCCAGGGCATGTTCTTGGTGCTAACTGTAACAATGTATCATGCACTATCAGCGTCAAAGAACCTGAATGGGCTGATGTAATTGACTGGATGTGGAATAACCGTAATGGCTATAACGGCATAGCAGTACTACCTTATCATGGTGGCACTTACTTGCAGACTCCTTTCGAGGACATCACTGAAGAGAAATATTTAGAAATGCTTCCGCTACTTGAAGGTATTAATATATCCGAAATAGTGGAGATGGAAGATCGCACTGACCTAGCAGGCGAACAAGCTTGTGCTGGCGGAGATTGTGATACACAACTGTAATTAACTAAGGAGAATCCTATGTATAAAATAGTAGATAGAGCAGTAGGAATGGCTCAGGCAGAAGTTGATAAGATTGACTTCATATTACAAGCTTCAGGGAATAGCTTAACAGAATACTTCCCTGAAGAGTGGGCTAGTTGGGATAAGGATACTTTGCACGACTTCATACTTGATAATTCTTGGCAGATATTTAAAGATCTAGGTGCAGAAGAAGTGATGGAGTTTATCGAAGCTGATGCTTCAGCAGCTAAAATATTTGCTCAGGACAACACAGAAACAATCATTAGAACAATCTTAGGAGATATGTAATGCCTACTTTATTAGAGGCTATTGAAATAGCTAAATCTGCAACTCTAAGGATTGACTTTATTAGACAAGAATCAGGGATCTTCTTAACAGAGCCTCTACCTATAGACTGGGAAGATTGGGAAAGGGAAGAGATACTTGACTTTATAGCAGCTAATGCCTGGCTACTTTATGGTGATGAAGGACCTGCAGAAATATTCGAGTTGATAGAGCTACAAGCTGATGTATCACTAGCTTTTGCACAAGAAAATACAGAAGCAGTTGTTAAATTAATATTTGGAGAACCTGATGGCGCGTAGAACCGACTTTCAAGCAGCAACTACTTACACTGGACAGAAGATCAAAGGCCCATGTGTAATTTCTTATAAGATTGATGGAGTACGTATCTTGTACCGTAATGGCAAGTTCGTTACTCGTAATGATAAAGTATCTCCAGGCTTTGATCAAGCAGTATCGGTTGCAGCTAAGGCCAAGATTAAGGCACTGGGGGATTGTGAGATCTACAAAGGTGACTTTCACAGAAGTAATAGTCCTCTTCAGAGACATAACCCTGAGGTTGATTGCATTGGCATTAATAACATATTCCCTTTAGTTGACTTAGATGATCGACTATACCTTCACACCTTTAAAGATGGGTTGGCTAAGGATGACCTAGTTATTAAGAGTATGCTTATCAATGCCGTAAAGTTAGGCTATGAAGGCCTAGTGATCAGAACTTCTACTCACTGGTATAGAGTTAAACCTTCGGCTACTGCTGATGTGTTCGTTACTGGGTGGTTTGAGCAGCTTGATAAGGACAAGAATCCTAAAGGCCAGCTTGGTGGTTTCAATACCAACTATGG